CTTTAATGGAGTACCCTTTAGGAGAAGATGGAACAACTCCGACTGTGCTTTCTTTATACAATAAGATATTTTTTATCATTATTTTTCCTTATAAATATTTATTTTTTTCTATCTTGAGCGTTAAAACAGACTGTATGTCGTCAGCTTCCCCAACCTCTGATAGGATTATGTTGTAGTGCGATACTAAAAACCCAAATTCACCAATAACACCAGAACAAGAGAGTTCATTCTCAATAGCAACAACCGCCGCATTTGTAATGTTCTCTATGTTAAATGTTTCCTGATACATTTTAATACCATCAACCTCTATTGGCTCATAAGAGATAGTCTGTGCAAAAACAACTTGGAGTATAAACTCATCCTCTGCATTTTCGTCATGCACTTTGTTGAACTTATGCACAACACAGTACGGCAAATCCTCTCTTTGAAAAAGCATTGAACTATCTAATGCAAAAGAGAGTTCACTGCCTGCATTGGCTATGCAGATGTCTCTAAACTCTTGTGAGTTTTTTAGTGCAACAGCAATTGTTTTTTGAACGTCTGAAAGTGTTGTCATTAAAACCTAACCTCTTTGAGTTTTACATCTATGTTGTTTGCAGATTTATGGAAAAGCGATGCGTATTTTTCACCCATAATATCTTCTATATAAGCCTTGGTATCAGAGTAGCCCTGCTCCATAAACTTGTAGCCTATGTACCTGGCATTTGCAAAGCGTGCCATACTCTCTTTAGACCCATTCCAAGTGTGAAACTCATTTCTCTCACCAAAGTTGAGTTTATGCAAAATTGCATGAGTAGCTTTTGACACTGCAAACAGTCTTATCGTACCGTTTGGCTTTCCGTCTTTGTACTTTATGAGCGTTGCTGCTTTGTGCTTACCACCAACAACCATAGTCAAAGAGTTTTCGCCTATGTAGGAAGTAATCATATTTGCCATAGAATCAGGAGAAGCAATACCGCCGCCTTTTGCTATGCGAAGTCCAAGCTCTTTTGTGTCTTCTCTTTTTCGTATCTGTCTTTTTCCATCAATATACTCGGTGTGCCAATGGTGCATCTTTTGCTTCATTGCATTTCTTGCACCTTTTCTTACCGCATCCCCTGCAATACTTAAAGACTCTTTGGCTACGCCATAGTTTATCTTTAATATTTCATCAAGGATTGGCGTGACACCATCATATACTTTTAGAGTTATTGACATCTACAAGCCTTTTTTTGCACGAGAAGTTTCGTGACTTCTTGAACTAGAGCACACTAAATCGTAAAGCGTATGCCCTTTATAGTTTGTAACATACCAACGTACACCACGATACAAAACAACATCACCTTTTCTTGGAAGTGATGGAAGTTTTACAGAGAGAAAGCTTGTTGTGTCTTCTACAACATTATCTTTACTCGCTCTATAATCGCCATCCTCAACAAAAGCACGTGTGTTTACACTCGATCCACCACGATAGATAAAGTTGATATCTTCTGCAAGTCCGTCAATATCATTAACAAAATTTGTCTCAATTTCACTTGCAAAGTCCATCAATCCCATTATCTACTCTTTTGTCTCTTTTTTCTTTGGAGCTGTTTTTTCAACAGCAACTTTTTCAACTTTTACAAGTCTTTCAAAGATAGAAGAGCTTACACGAAGCTCATTACCTTTTACAAACTCTTTGCCGTTAACGACACCTTTTTTTGTAAATGTTACAGTTTTCATTTTTTCTCACCTTTTAAGGCGGAAATCTCATCTTGAAGTTTTTTGTTTTCATCAGAAAGCTTTGCAACTTCATCTTGAAGTTTTTTGTTTTGTGAAAGTAAATCTTTTGCATCTGCTGTTACCTTTTCATTGACGATAACTGCGAGACCATCTTTAACAAGGGTCTCTGCTACTTCTTTTTCAATTTTGCCTTTGCCTTTGCCAACTTCAACGATGTCCCCAAAGTTGAAGCCTCCTGTTTTGCATTTAAGTTCTATTTTCATATCACTACCCCTACGCTACAAGCGTTGCTTTGATGGAAATAAAAGCTTTTGGCTGGTTCATTGTTGGAAGTGGGCTTGAACGGAAGTAACGTTTTACGCCTGCCGGGTCTTTTTTCACTTCTGCATCAATCCACTCTTTACCAACAAAAGAAACAATCTCAGAGTTCACCCCGTTTTCTTTTGCTACTGGAATGTTTCCATACTGGATTTGTCCTGCTTCACCATTACCACGTTTAAAACCTACTGCATAGTTTTTGTTCATGTAGAATACATCAGCTGAACCGTTGTTGTATTGGTCAAGCTCTACATAAATTTCAAGCGATTTTCCATAATCACCAGCAGTTGTTCCAACAAAGATGAATGTATCTGTTGATTTTGCTTTTCTCTCTTCAACTGTTGGAAGATAGAAGTTCGCTTTTTTCCCTGTTGTTGTGTTGTCAGAAGTTAACACTTTAGGGTGTTTAATAAAAGCTTTATGTGCTTCAAAACCAAGAACAAAAGTGTTTGGTGCATACTGCTTCATATTTAAAGACTCAGTCTCTAGCTGCTCAATAGGGTTTGAATTGTCTGTGTCATTCCATTCATACTGCCCTGCTGTTGACGTATCATTGACGATTTTGTTTGTAAGACCATAATCAATCTCATCTGTTGTTCCATTTTCAGCAGAAACTACAACTTTACCAGATACGAGAACATCATACGCTGACTTTTTAACTAATCTTTGTCCACGTTTTTTAAGCTTTGCAAACCCTTTCATATCTTCTTCAATCTGTATCTGTTTTTGAGAAGTGATACCTTTTAAATCACCATTTACATTTTCACCGATACGCTTCTTATTAAAATTGGTAGGTGCATCTGTAATGCTTTCATTGATTTGCATAGGATTTACTGTAACGGTCTTGTACCCATCCTTGCTCACAACATTCGACTGCTGTAAAAAGCTCCCTTTGAGTGCAATATCTGCACCACCATCATATACATCAAACTCTACTTTTTGAGCATCATGTGTGTACTCTGTCGGAAACGCCATCTTTAAGATAGAATTGTCCACTGTTTGTAGCAATGCTACAGCTGCTATAATACTTGTTTTTACTGCCATACTAGACTCCTTAGTCCATTAAAAAGATATTTTTTGCATCAAGTGCATCACGAACTTCTGCATCGCTACCATCAAAAAAGTTTACTTCTGATGCTTTGATATCTGCGTCTCTGTAAGCCAAGCCTACAACATCACCACCGCTTGCATCAACATCTTCAACCATAACAGTGTATGGATCGCTTCCCGTTGTGAATGGAACTACTTTTGTAGGGTTGTCTGTGTCATATTTAACCACATCCCCACGAGAAACACTGCTCCCTGATAAAACAGTTACACGTCTTAGCTTTCTAACCTCTACGTCTAAATTGTCTTGAACTTCATTTGTTGTTACTAATGGCATATTACGCTCCTACACTCATACGTTTTGCTAATGCAATAGCTGCTGCTACTTCTGCATCTTCTTCTTTCTTCTCTTCATCTTCTTCAAGATCTCCACCTTGAACAGTTGAACCACTTGTGCCTACTGCTTTAAGTGCAATAAGCCCTGCCTCTGCTACAGTTGCACACCCTGTCATCTCGGTTGCTGCTGCCTTTGGTACATTGTGTTCAAAAGCCATCGCTACAATTTCAGGAACTGCCCCTAATCTCGCTTGTGCATCCTCAAACTTCTTTGTAAGCGCTGCAACTTGTGAAAGTGCATCTTCTCTTTGTGCATTTGCATCTGCTAACTGTGCTGTAACCGCTTCTAGTTGTGCAGTTAAAGCACTTGCATCTTCTTGAATATTTTCTGGCATATTCTCTCCTTGTGAATTTATTTCTATTTTGTCGGTTACATTTCCAGTTGGCATAGATGCCATAGAGATAGTATTGTTTCCTACAAGAGAGTTTAATAGTTGTTGGTACGACATCACTCCATCAATAAAGCCTGCTTCATGTGCATCTATTGCAAAAATTACATCTCCATTGTTAAAAACATTCTTGATTTTTTCTGCATCAAACCCACGGTTACGCTCAACCCTTGCATAGAAGATTGACTCGTATTTGTTTATCATAGACTCAATTTTCTCTTTACAATCACCATTAAGTGAGCAGTTTTTGTTTTGTGCATTTTTTGAAACCATTGTTACGATAGACTTGTCATCTTTTTTGTCTTCGTAAGTGACAATAACTCCGATACTCCCAAGTAATGTAAGTTCACTTGCGTACACCTCTTTAGATGCACTAAACGCCCATATCCCAGCACTTGCCCCTGTATTCTCATAAAATGTTACGGTTTTTTTCTTTGAGTGAAAAATTCTGTCTCCGACTTCATCAACGCCTGCAACGCTTCCGCCTACTGTATCAACACGAAATAAGATTGTGTCTATGCTGTCATCATTTTCAGCTTGCGTTATATACTTGTTTATATGCTCGTATGATGCAACGTCCATACAGTATGCGTTCATATCTTTTTTATACATTGCCCCATCTATTGAGATTACGGCTACGTTTGAAATCGTCTCGTACTCAACGGAGTTATGTGCTTCTCTAGTGTCTTCAATCTTTGCAATTGAGCCACTGTTTAAAACAGAGAGAACATTCTCCATAGCCTTTGGATATACTGCAAAAGCTTGTGAATTCAACTCTTGCTTTATAAAATCGCCTCTCATTGTTCCTGCTCCTCTTGTGGGATTTTTACCCCTGCTTTTTTAAACATCTCTACTCTCATTTTTTGACGTGCTATTTCGTCTTCAATCTCTTCTCTATAAACATCTTCAATGTTCCTTCCACGTTTTGCAACAATTTCACGTTTTGAGTGTGTCCCATTAAGTAGATTTTGTTTATTTGCCATCGCTGTTTTAGTTGGCTCTATATCAATCTCACTTACTCTCATAAAATCAAGCTTGTGATATTTACGTGGGTTTTGAAAATAGTCATCAGCTTGAATATGCCCTGCTGTTACTCCAGCCTTTATAACATTGCAAATAATAGGCTTCATCACCTTTTCTACCAAATCATCAAACTCAACACTCCACTTAATCTGACCAAGGGCAAGCATTGACTTAATAGCCGAGTAATTACTTTTTGATGGATCTTGAAAAACGATTTGTGAGCTTAACCCCTGAGAAGAACTCATTTTTAGTTGCGTGTTTGTTGACAAAACACCATACACAGAGTCGTTATTCATATTTTCAGTAACTATGTCATCCCCAAGTGGGATAGGTGTCAAGCCTGATGGTTTTACTGCTTGGTTTGAAAGTGCGTTCATTACCTCTTTGATTGATGCTTTTTTCTCTTTGCTATCTTGAATTTGCTTGACTATTTTAATTAAATCATCATATAGTGCAGTTTTCCAATATTTTCCAGCTTTACTTTTTTCTATTGCAGCGTCAAGTTCTGCTTTTGTATATCTGTTTAATCTGTCTATTGATGGTAAAATTGGTGCTAGTTTTGATACCGCTGTGTATTGCGATAGACTTATCCACACTGGAGAAAAATAAAGCATGCTGTCCATACTAATAAGAGAGGACTCTAACCGCTCTTGCGTGTTGTATAGCCAAATGTGTGTAATACGCCCGTATTTGTCTTTTTTTAGTCCATTAAGTGTATCTGTATCGTTGTTTTTTGATATGTCAATCATCCCAACTTCGATTATCTCAAATCTGTATGGAATATCCCACTTTGTGTTGAAGTGGTGTCTTATTAAAAATCCACCGTCTTTATCTATAAACTCGACCATTGTACGCCACGCTTCATTTAGATGGAAGCGTCCTGTTACGTCACAGTTCCCAACTTCTGAAAACCACGAAATGTAGTCTTCTATAGCTTCATTTAGTTCAGGATTGTTTTTTATACGGCTTTGAATATTTACTTTTTTGCCGATTATCCCTATTTTGTTCGCATTAACAATAGATGGAACTTCATCGCTGTTTGCCCCATACCATTTAATAGCCTCACGGACATCTTTTGCAAAAGATACGTCAATGTGTTCAATGCTTTCATCTGTCGTCTGTTGCCCTTGGATGGATTCTAGCATTGAAACATCAATGAAATTTCCAAAAAGTGAACTGTAAATTTTTCTGATTGTTGTTATTGTATTTGAAAGGATACTCATAGTGGGCTGTTCTCCCACGTTGCTATTTTAGACTCTATCTCTCTAAGTTCTTCGCGGAGGTCTTTTATCTTAATGGCATCTATATATATAGAGCCTTTACGAAATGATGATGCTTTATTCTTTTTTATATCATTGAGAGCAGTGAGCGTTATATCTCTCTGCTCATGCAATGATGTTAATGTTTCTTTTTTTGTGGTCATTCCGTCTCTTTAGTGCTGTATTTCAACCCAGCTTCACAAAAATAGAGATATTTTGCGTTATTGATATTATATAATATTAAAATAAAAAAGTAAAGCTTTTAATTTGACAACAAAGCGTCTAACATCTCTTTTACCTCATTTTCTTTTGGCTTTTGCATGATTGACACATTATCAACCATCGCAAGAGCTACAGCCTGAACTGCATTATCCCAGTAGTGGTTGTCTATGTTTGAGTATCTTTTCTCCCATGTTTTTTTTCTTGCAACTTTTCCGCTTTTTTTATCTATTTTGTAAACATACTCCTCACTCGTCATCTGCCTTTCATAATCTGTAGATATTGACTTCTCCCCATTTTCAATTCTTTGCTCTGCTTCTTGTACTATTGTCTTGTTTATAAAAAACAGACGTGTTTTATAATTTTGAGCCTCTTCATCTCCTCTTGCTTTTGCTATGCTTCTCTCAATCATTGCATTAAGTTCATTTTTTACAAGAGTATTGTTTATCTTAATAGCCCGTATTGGATTTTTTAGACGTTCGTCTGTGGCAACATCTTTTGCAACAGTTGTGTAGTACCACAGTCTGCCTGCTGCATCATTCTGAAACCCCATTGTTGGAAAAAGATACTCTCCCATATCTAAATCTTGCATCATGTGCTGGATCCACGCATCAACTTCTGCTGTTCGCTCAACAATCCCTAGCCTATCTATTGCAGTTTTACTTATGAGATATTCTTTGCCATTCTCATCTTTCAACCTTAGTGACATAAGCATCTCTATTTCATCAAACGTTTCAATAAAACCTTTCATGACGGCATGAGCATTGAACCCATAAGTAAAAGCCGTTATGGTGTACCAAAAACCATACTTTTGTGTATCTATTGTTAAGTATATTTTTACAGTATCATTTGGCACTATCATTTCTGGGTAGTTGTTTGTTATAAGTAAGAACTCATTTTTATCTACTTTTTTACTCTCTTGCTCATAAAACTCATTGAAATACCCTCGGTAAACTTTATCGAGTATCGCCAATTTGTGTAAGCTAAATTCTGCATCTATTAAAAGCTCAACAATGCTCTCTAGCCTTGTAAAGTACATTGCTAGAGCATTCGCCTTGTACCCAATTGTTACACCTTTTTCCTCTCCGCTGTATGTAAACATTCTACAGTTCTTTTCAAGTATTTGTGTGTCTCTCTCTTCAGTAGTTATATGATGGCTACAGCATGGACATTCAAGATAAACATCCTCTAGGGCATAAGTTTTATACTCTATCGGCTTAACATCCGATTCATCAATGTTTTTGTGCTTTGCATATTCATTGATACTTTTATACTTTAACTCTTTACTCCCAAAATAATAATACTCTTTGCATTGTGGGCATTGTAATTCCCATCTTTTTTTTACTTCACAATCGTTAAAATTTCTGTTTATCTCGTCATTTGGATCTTCCATTGTAGAAACCAGTAAAACTTTTCTAAAAAAACGCTCATACGACTTTGTACGCTCTATTGCTTCTGTTACTGCTCCCTCTTCAAACTCTGCAATCTCATCTGCATTGAAATATTTGATTGATAGTGATTTTCTCTCTCCTCTTGATGAACCTGTAACACTTAGCCCACCACCAGCAACTCGTATCTCCGCTCCACGCTCTCTTACTTTTTCTGTTGATGTAAAGTCATTCATCTTTGACTTTAGAGTTTTAATTCCATTAAGAAACGGGTTTAGCTTCTTTGTTAAATATCTTGGAATACCTTTTGACGTTGGTATCATTAGCTGTGATGGTGCAGGTTCTGTATCGAGTGTCTTTGCAGTCACGCAGAACAAGTAAGAAGTTTTTGCAGTTTGAGACGAAAACATTACAACTTGTTTCCACACTTCTGGTCTGTCATAGTCATCAAACATCTCTATAAGGTGTGGAGTGTACCTTAACCTCATTTTACCGCCGATAGGCGAACTCTCAGAAGACAGTGTTACGTTCTCCTCTACCCACTCTTTTGTAGGCTTAAATTTTTCCCATTTGTATATCTTTTTTAATCTTCTTCCTGAGTATGTAAATCTCAGATGTTTTGAAATACTGCTAAACACTATTTTCCACCTAGAAAGCTAATAACTTTTTCAATGTTAACCATAATCTTCTCAAACATTGTGTGCATCGATATGTTGTTATCGTCTATCGACTTCCTGACAACATCATTCATATCTGATACCCTTGAGCTATAATGCTCATCAAGTATCTGAGTTATTTCTTGCTTTGATTTATTTTCAAGGATTACAGGGAGTATTTTTAAATCATTTTGATACTGAGCAAGGTGCAGTGCTCCAAGTTCGGCCATTGCCTTGTCCGTATCTTCTGCTGGAATAAGTTTTCCTGAGAGTTCGGCATACTTTACACGCTCGATACGTACTTTTTCTATTTGCAATAATCTGTCAGCTTCTTCCTTGTCCACATATTCAAGGTCATCCGCACTTACTTCTTCTTTCTTGCCTTTTGTGCTTCTTTTTTGAAGTGTTGCATTTGATTTTGTTTTATTTATATTTTCATCGTAGGATTTAAGCAATTTCAGAAGCGAGTAGTATTTTATACCTTTTGCCACATCTGCTATGTAATCGTGTTTTAACCATTGTGATGACCAGTTTGTTATTTGACGTAAACTTACTCCGTAGAGTTCTGAAATAAACTGTCGAGGTACAACAAGCTCACCATCAATTATAAAAATCTCACTTTTTATTTTTATTACTTCTTTGTGGTGTTCCTTGAAGTATTTGTGAATATTACTCATCGCCATTTTTAATATCCATATACACTTCGGTAAGTCTTGTGAGGTTTTTTATATTAATCTGATGCTTCTTGGCAAAGACACCTATTTGGAGTATCTCGTAAAATGTTTGTTTTTTTGGGTTATTTCTATATGCTTGATAAATATTGTTTGTTGATGTGCCTATTGCTTCTGCAATCTCTTTTGGTGTTACGAGTTCTTTCATTATAGTTCTTCCGTATGTTTTTAGTATCGTGTTTTAATCCGACTTTGCTGTTATAATTTTAAACAGCTTTCCAAGTATAGTTTGAAATAAAAATTATTTTTAAACTAGCTTTAAATTAACTATCAAAAACCAATTATACTTTGTTTTACATAAAATTCAAAGTGATTTTTGGCGGACTTTACGTGCATAGCGGTGTTTAATGGGTGTTTTTACTTGAAATTGAGAGGAAGAGGAAATCACCATAAAAATATCAACGAGTTTCAAACATTGAGGCATAGCACACCCCTATAAGATTAACTTATTCTATACAGTACCTTTTCACATATCTAGAGCACTCTTCAAACTCCCTATTATAGGGCTTTACAGCGTGTTTAATTTTTGATTGTATTTTTTCTGATTTTGAGTGATTTTTGTACTATTGGTTTTTATTATATTTATTAAGAA